AATAACTGGTTTTGCTGACATGATACAATTAACACATTTAAAACTACAACAGGTTTTAAGTAGAATGGTTCCTGATGGTGTTTATTTAGATATGGACGGTCTTGCAGAAGTAGATCTAGGTAATGGAACTAATTATAATCCAGCCGAAGCATTAAATATGTATTTTCAAACTGGTAGTATTGTAGGTAGGTCTTTAACTCAAGAAGGTGATATGAATCCAGGTAAAGTACCTATTCAAGAACTTCAAACATCTAGTGGTCAAGGTAAAATACAAAGTTTAATTAGTACATATCAATACTATTTACAATTAATAAGAGATGTGACCGGTTTAAATGAGGCTAGAGATGGTAGCATGCCAGATAAAGACTCGTTAGTTGGATTACAAAAAATGGCAGCTAATGCTTCTAATACAGCTACAAAGCATATATTACAAGCGAGTTTATGGTTAACACTAAGAACATGTGAAAATGTTTCTTTAAAAATAGCTGATTCATTACAATATCCATTAACTTTAAACTCTTTAAAAAGTTCAATATCAACTTATAATGTAGGTACATTAAATGAAATTAGAAATTTAAACCTACATGATTTTGGTATTTATTTACAATTAGAGCCAGAAGAAGAAGAAAAAGCTCAGTTAGAGCAAAACATACAAATGGCTATTCAGCAAGGAGGTATTGATTTAGAAGATGCAATAGATATACGTCAAATAAAAAATCTTAAACTTGCTAACGATTTATTAAAACAAAAACGTAAAAAGCGTCAAGCATTAGAACAGCAACAAGCTCAAATGAATATTCAAGCTCAAGCAGACGCTAATGCACAAACAGCAGAAAGAGCAGCTATGGCAGAAGTACAAAAACAAGAAGCTTTATCAGCTCAAAATTTAAATTACGAGAAAGCAAAAGCTCAGTTTGATATACAAAAAATGCAAACCGCATCTCAAATTAAAAAAGAAGAAATGCAGATTAAGTTTGAGTATGACAAACAGCTAAAACAAATGGAAGTAGATCAAATGATAGAAAGAGAAAAGTATATTGAAGATCGTAAGGATAACAGAACAAAATTAGAAGGAACTCAACAGAGCCAAATGATAGATCAAAGAAAAAATGATTTATTACCTACTAATTTTCAACAAGTAAATCCACAAGTATAACTAATTTTATAATATTTTATTATGTCAGAAAAAGAAACAAAAAAGCCTGAGGTGACTAAAGAAGTCAAATCAGAAGGCGGAGATATGAAAATTAAATCAAAGCCAAAAGTAAAAAAGTTTAGCGAAAAGAAAAACGAACCTGTAAAGGTTGATCTTAGTAAAGATCCTAACGTTAAACTAGAAGAAGATATTAAAGTAGACTTAACTAAAAAACCAGAAGAAGATGCCATTCAAATCGGAGAAACAAAGGAGGTACCTGTGGGCGACAAACCCGAAACTGGCAAAGAAGTGGACGGAGAAGTACGGGTCAGCGATACAGATGAAGTACAAAAGTCCAAATCGCCTCTTGTCGAAGTTATCGAAGAATCCAAACCTGAAGTAAAAAAAATAGAGCAACAAGTAAAAGAAGCTAAAAGAGATGAGCAATTATTAGGTAGACAACTACCTGAAAACATTGAAAAGCTTGTTGATTTTATGGAAGAAACTGGTGGTACAGTTGAAGACTATGTAAGATTAAATGCTGATTATTCAAAAGTAAATGAAGATGTTTTACTAAGAGAATATTATAAGCAAACAAAACCTCATTTAAATGACGAGGAAGTTTCATTTATTATGGAAGAAACTTTTAGTTATGATAATGATGTTGATGAACAGCGAGACATCAAGAAAAAACAACTCGCTAAAAAAGAAGCTATAGCGGAAGCTAAAGATTTTTTAGAAGACTTGAAAGAACAATACTATGATGAAATTAAACTACGTCCTGGTGTTAATCAAGAACAACAAAAAGCTTTAGATTTTTTTAACCGTTATAGCAAGGAACAAGAAATAGCTACGCAAAGGCATGAGACTTTTTTAAATGATACTAAACAATTGTTTACTGATGAATTCAAAGGTTTTGATTTCCAAGTCGGTGAAAAAAAGTTTAGATATGGTATAAAAGATCCTAGCTCAGTTGCAGAAAATCAATCAAACATTAACAACTTCGTCGAGAAGTTCTTAGACAATGAAGGCAATGTTAAAGATACGAAAGGTTATCACAAAGCTATGTACGCTGCTCAAAATATAGACAAAATCGTAAATCATTTTTATGAGCAAGGCAAATCTGATGGAATTAAAACCGTTGTAGATAATTCAAAAAATCCTACAACAACTGCTCGTGAAGCAGCTAGCGGTGATCTTTTCATTGGTGGTCTTAAGGTTAAAGCTATTGACGGAGTAGACAGTTCAAAACTTAGAATTAAACGAAGTAAATTTAACAATTAAAACTATTTAAAATGGGTGTATTAAGTCCTCAGTTCGGAAGTCTTATACCATCGCCTAAGAAACAAACTTTAGTAGACAACTACTTAAATTTTGCTGACGGTGGAGGTAATGATTTCGCGCAACAATATCTACCTGAAATTTATGAAGCCGAGGTAGAGCGTTATGGAAACAGAACGATTGGAGGCTTCTTAAGAATGGTTGGTGCTGAAATGCCAATGATGTCTGATCAAATTGTATGGTCTGAGCAAAATAGATTACATATCTCTTATGATAATGTATCTTGTACTGGTTCAGGTGTAAACAATGGTAGTAGATTAACTATCGTAGGTGCAGACAACGCGGTATTTGTTAACCAAACTGTTGTAATCATGGATCCTAACGATCCTTCATTTACTGTAAAAGCAATTGTATCTGATTCAGGTGCACAGACTGGTTCTGCTTTAGGTGCTTTAGTATTAGATGTAGTTCCTTACACTAGAGCTAAAGTTAACGCTAACATAGCTGGTGGTATGACTGGATTAAAAATGTTTGTTTACGGTTCTGAATTTGGAAAAGGATCTACATTAGACAACTCTACAGGTCAATCTGTTGAGCCACAATTATCTGTATTTAGCAACAAACCAATTATCATTAGAGATAGATACGCAGTATCTGGATCTGATACAGCACAAATTGGCTGGGTTGAAGTAGCTGCTGAAGATGGAACTTCTGGATACTTATGGTATCTAAAAGCTGAAGGTGAAACTAGATTAAGATTTGAAGATTATTTAGAAATGGCAATGATTGAAGGTGAATTAGCTAACGGTGCGCAGGCAACTGCTATACGTACAGCAATTACTAGCTTCCCTGGAACTGCTGGTGCTGGACAAATCGGTACTGAAGGTTTATTTGCTGCTATCAACAATGGTGGTAACGTACTTTCTGGATTTGCTGGTTCATTACAGGATTTTGATTCTGTATTACAATTACTAGATAGTCAAGGAGCGATTGAAGAAAATATGCTATTCTTAGACAGAAAAACTGAATTATTATTTGATAATATGTTAGCACAGCAAAATTCTTACGGAGCTGGTGGTACATCTTACGGTGTATTTGAAAACTCTGAAGATATGGCGCTTAACTTAGGTTTCTCTGGATTTAGAAGAGGTTCATATGACTTCTATAAGACTTCTTGGAAATACTTAAACGACGCTTCATTAAGAGGTGGATCTGCTAACTTTGTTAACGGTGATAACATCGACGGTGTATTAGTACCTGCGGGAACTTCTACAGTATATGATCAATTACTTGGAACAAACATTAGAAGACCTTTCTTACATGTAAGATATAGAGCTTCTCAAGCTGATGATAGAAGAATGAAGTCTTGGCTAACAGGTTCTGTTGGTGGAGCATTTAGTTCTACATTAGACGCGATGGAAGTAAACTTCTTATCTGAAAGATGTTTATGTGTTCAAGCTAGAAATAATTTCGTATTGTTTACAGCTTAATTTTTATATAGGTAAGGGCGCTTCGGCGCCCAATACCTTTAACTTATTTAATTATATTATATCATGACAAAAAAAGTAAAAGTAAACCCGGCTGAAGAAGGTTGGGAAATAAAAGATAGAACATATGTTTTAAGAGGTGACAAAAACCCTTTAACATATACAATAAAATCAAGACATACAGAAAAATATCCTCTGTTATATTTTGATAAATATAAAAACTCACAAAGAGCATTAAGATATGCTACAAATCAATCTTCTTGTTTTACAGATGAACAAAAAGGTGAGGTAACTTTAAAACATATAATGTTTACAGATGGCTCATTAGTAGTTCCAAAAGAAGAACAAGCTTTGCAAAAAATGCTTTCATTATATCACCCTGATAGAGATAAAAGATATAGAGAGCTTAAACCTATTCAACAAGCAGAGTATGAAGTTGATGAAATAGAATATCAAATTGAAGCATTAAATATAGCTAAAGCAATAGATATAGATCAAGCAGAAGCAATATTAAGAACTGAAATTGGTTCTGAAGTAAATAAAATGGCTTCAAAAGAAATAAAAAGAGACTTGTTAAAATTCGCTAGAGATAACTCAAGATTATTTATTGAATTAGCTAACGATGAAAATGTACAGTTAAGAAACTTTGGTATCAAAGCTGTAGAACAAGGTTTAATAGAATTAGCTAACGATCAAAGAAGTTTTACCGTCGGTAAAAACAAAAGAAAACTATTTAGTGTTCCTTTTGATGAAAATCCATACGCAGCATTAGCAGCTTGGTTTAAAACTGATGAAGGAGTAGAAGTTTATAGAAGCGTAGCTAAAAAGCTTATTTAACAATAAAAATAGATTATAATGGCAATAAATGTTGATACTGTATACAAAACAGTTTTATTAATACTTAACCAACAACAAAGAGGGTATATGACACCTGATGAGTTCAACAAAGTTGGAACTCAGGTGCAGCTAAATATATTCCAAGGTTATTTTGATGCACTTAATCAACAATATAGATTGCCACAAAATGATACTGAGTATGCAAATCGTGTTGAAAACATAGAAAAGCAATTACAGTATTTTCAAAGAACTGGAACCGTAGCTTATGTAGCAGGACCACCTGCTCATTACACTTTAACAGCTGACGGTACAGATGTAATATACAGATTAGGCTCTGTTTTTTATAAAGAGACAGAGCTTACTCAGTATGCACAAAGAAACGAAATAACTCAGTTATTATTATCTCCTTTAACACAACCCACAAGTAATTTTCCAATATATTTATATGAGAAAGATAAGATATTTATATATCCTAAAACTCTTATTAGTGCAGCTGAAGCAACAAATGTAACTATGTCTTACATTGCTAAACCTGTAGATATAGAGTGGAACTATACTATTGGTAATGTTGGTCAATACTTATATAATTCTGTCACTTCAGTTGATTTTGATTTAAGTGTTTCAGAACAAACAAACGTTATAATACAAGTATTAGCTTATGCCGGAGTAATAATAAATGATCCTGCTATTATACAAGTAGCACAAACAGAACAACAACTAGAACAACAAACGCAAAACTCATAACACATGCCTATACCAGATGGCGGATTAATCCGTGAAAATAATTTTCAGTATTACGCCGGAGCGCAGATATTATATACTTCAGTAGCAGCTACTACTGTATATGATTTTACATTTAACACTAAATTAGTTTTAGGTAGCACAACGAGTTATGCGCCTACAGATCCTGATTATACTCTTAATAATTTTAAAATATACACTAGTCCAAACGGTTTAAGTAATTGGACTGAATATATAACAGCTTATACAGTAGCTTATATAGAAGATGGTTATAGAACAACAAGTAGAATAACATTAGCAGCTCAAACTATAGGTACGTATGTAAAAGTACAATTAAAAGAAGGTGCTGTAGAAGATAACTATGGTGGTTATAAATATATAAAATTAAGAGAAATAGTAAATAACTTTATAGTTGGATATGTAGGTCAAGATAAATTAATACCTAGAGTTAATAGAACTGACGTTATATTTCATGCTAAACGAGGTTTACAAGAGTTTAGTTATGATACTTTAAAGAGTATAAAATCTCAGGAATTAACAATACCAGATAGCCTTTCATTAACAATACCGCAAGATTATGTTAATTATGTTAAATTATCTTGGGTTGATGGCAACGGTGTAAAACACACTATATATCCTACTCAACTTACAAGTAGTCCTTGGGAAGCTCCAGTGCAAGCTGCTGATGGTGAAATAGTACAAGATAATTTTGGAGATAATATTGAAGGTACAGCTCAAATAAATGAAAGATGGCAAAAATCAAATCCAAGTAATATAACAGGTTTATATCCTAATGATTTTACAAATCCAGATTTATTTATGTATGATTGGTGGGGTGAACCAGGCGGACCTTTTGCTTGGTATGGTCAAAGATATGGTGGTGAACCTGTTAACATGCAGATGAATGGTTGGTTTAATATAGATTATAAAAGAGGAACATTTAATTTTTCAAGTGATTTATGTAAAAAATTAATTATATTAGAATATATTTCTGATGGACTCGCTTATGATTTAGATACTAAAGTACCTAAGTTAGCAGAAGAAGCTATGTACCAACATTTGTTATATAGTATAATGTCTACAAGAACTGCAACTGCTGCTATAGCTCCACAATATAAAAAACAAAGATACGCTGCGTTACGTAATGCAAAAATTAGATTATCTAATATTAAACTAGATGAAATCGTACAAGTTATGCGTAATAAATCTAAATGGATAAAACATTAATACATGGCACAGATTAAAAATACCTTTTTAAAAGGTAAAATGAATCAAGATCTTGACTCTCGTATTGTACCTAACGGTGAATATAGAGAAGCCATAAACTTACAGATTAGTAGATCTGAAAGTGATACTGTAGGTGAGTTTGAAAATGTTTTAGGTAATGTAGAATTATTTGATACTGGTGGTAGTAAAAAAATAATAGGCTATGTTACTAATGAAAGTGAAAATATAATATATGTTTTTGCTACAGACTATAATAACGCAGCAGGTGTTAGAGCTACTGCCCTTTCAAATATGGGTATATATAGATATGATGTAGACGCTAATGACTTAACAACTTTAGTTTCTGGTCATTTTTTAAATTTTAATCAATCGTTTCCAATACATGGAGCTAATTTAGTACAAGAATTATTATTTTTTACAGATAATTTAAATCAACCTAGAAGAATAAATGTAACTAAAGCTTATAATGACAGTAGTCATTATAGTAATGAAGACCAAATATCTGTAGCTAAATTTTATCCATGGGATAAAATAAAAATATATCAAGAATATAGAACAACTTTAAATGGCGCTGTAACTAATACAAACACAATAGTTATATCTGGTGATACTAGTAATATAAAAACAGGTGATGTATTAGTAAATCATGAAAGAGGAACTACTTTTAACGCGGTAAATGATATAACAGATTTAGTTAAAGTAATAGGTATTGTTGACGCTACAACAGTTATATTATCTAAAAATGTTACTATAGCAAATGCTACAGAAGAAATAGATTTTTTAAGGATTACCGCTCAAAACAAATCTAATCCATATGTAGATAATTATTTTGATATATCTGGATTAAGTCCTGGAGCCGTTGATAACGCTGCTAAGACTATAACTTTTACAATGTCGCATAATGCTCCACCGCCTCGAGTTGGAGATCTTATTGTTTGCACTGGTCCAGCTGGTCAAGAAGCAAATGTACCTGCTGGAACAACTATAGTTGATGTAGCTGCTAATTATGCTACACTTACTGCTTGGCAGTATATTATAACTGTTTCAAAAACGATGACTTTTGCTCAACCTTCAATTACAACTCTTACTTTCCGCGTAGGTGATAATCCTAATTACGAATCTAATTGGAAAGGAGACGCCTCCTTGCTGGACGATAAATTTGTGAGATTTAGTTATAGGTATCAATTTGAAGACAATGAATATTCATTAATGGCGCCTTTTTCTCAAGTTGTTTTTGTGCCTAAACAACATAGTGAGTTTGGTGCTGGCGCTCAAGCAGATCCTGAAAAAAGCACTTTAATAGGTGATATGGATAATACTTATAAGTCTACTATAGTGTCATGGTTTGAGAATAATGTAGATAACATAAAATTAAGAATACCAGTATATTATCGTTTTCCTTCTGTATTACAAAGTACTTTAAAAGTAAAAGCAATAGATATTTTATATAAAGAATCAGATGCTTTAGCTGTGCAAGTATTAGATACTATAGAAATTAGTAGTTTGTCTCAAGGCACAGACTTTCAAAACATGAGACCTGATGATTTGGTTTATGGAGATATAAATTGGTATTATTATGAATATCAATATAAATCTTCTAAGCCATATAAAACATTACCTGAAGGTCAAACTACTAGAGTTTATGATAAAGTCCCTATCAAAGCATTAGGTCAAGAATTAATAAGTAATAGAGTTGTTTATGGTAATTATGTAGATAAACACACTGGTCCTACCTCTATTGATTACAGCGTAAGTGTACAAGAAAAATCTGCTAAATTTAACAATATAGTACAGTATCCTTACCATACATTAAAACATAATAGAACTTATCAAGTAGGTTTTATATTAGCTGATAGATACGGTAGACAATCAGATGTTATATTATCTTCTTACGACAATGATCCTACAACTGAAGGTTCTACTGTTTTTGCATCTTATAAAACTAGAGCTGAAGCAGCTTCTGGTGGTGCTGAACCTGTATTTGATTGGATAGGTGATGCTTTAAATATTAGATTAAATACTCAAATAGCTGTAGTTTCAAACCCTCCTACAGCTTCTGGCGAACCTGGAATATATAGTTCTACTAATCCACTTGGTTGGTATTCATATAAAATAGTTGTAAAACAGCAAGAGCAAGAATATTACAATGTTTATTTACCTGGTTTTGTAGCAGGTGATCCTATAAAAACTGGAAACACTGAGTCAGAAAAATATTCTTATTCTATATTATTAAGTGATAATATAAATAAAGTGCCTAGAGACTTACAAGAAGTAGGCCCTAATGATACAGATTTTTCTAGTAGTGAAATATTAACTATTAGAGTAAATAATCCTAATATAGTTAATAGAGCTAGTAGACCAGCTGGTTTTCCACAAACAGATGAACCTTGGAATAATCAATATTATCCTAACTTTTTATCACAAGAAGTTTTAGCTATTGGTACAGTAAGAGATTTAGAAGTTGCTGCAATACCTTTTGTGGCAAATGCACCACAAGGACCATATGGTGCAACTGGTCAAGATCAAGACGCTACTAATCCACAGATATATAATCCAGTCGCTATAGGTTCTTTACCATGGGGAGCTTCTCCAGGTATACAACCTTTTTATAATTCAGATTTAAATCCTTTTGTAATGAAGTTTGATACTACTGAAAACGGTGGTAATCCAATGCTTGCTACATCTACAGTTCCTGGGCAAATTGGCGCTGAGTGTACTGCTAATACAAGTGGAGCTAATCAAATTACTATGCAACCTTTTTTAAGTGTTGCTGAAACTAAACCTTCTTTTTCAAGATTAGGTTTATTTTATGAGACAAATCAAGTAGGATTAATCTCGAGATTAAACGATGTTATAAATTCTCAATTTGGTGGAGCTGTTAGTACAGAAGTTTCAAATTTAGATTTTGGTGAAAACTCTAATCCAGGACAACAATTAGGTGCTTGGAACGATGGAACGCAGGTTACAACTGGTACTAATTGGAATTTTGTTGATGGTGCCGGTGCTCAAATAACAACAGGTACTATTACAGCTAGTATATTACAAGTTGTTGATCAGACAGGTGCAGATAGAACTAATGAAAATTTATTTAGATTAGCAGGACCAATAGGTGTTAACAAAGAGTTTCAAATATTTACTAATTCAACTGCCGCTGGTGGTGCAGATAAATATTTTTGGTACAGCACTACGTCTGCAGATCCAGGTAATTCAACAGATATTTATACCTTTACATTTACTGTTGATTATAACGATGGGGCTAGTGATTACAATTCTACTGTGTCTGGATTAACCGCTACTTTACAAAATTGTGTACCAACATTTGGTAATTGTACTAATCCAGTTGCTGGATCAATAACTACAGGAAGTACAACTATAAAAACATTTACAGGTGGAACTAATGGTAGTGTTGATACTACTGGCACACCTGCTAATAACACTAGAGAACTAGTATATAGTTTAGATCCATCAAACTCAGTTGCTATACAAAATATATTTAGCGTGAGCAGCGCTGGTGTTATGACTGCTGGCGTAGGGCAACTTGTTCAAAACACAACTTATACTGTAGTTACTAGATTAACAGATGTAGCTGGTAATGGAGAGCACTCTACTTGTAGTATTACGTTTACAGCTGGTACTCAACATGTTCCTCAATCAATATGTAATGGACAGCAAGGAGCTGCACAAGCTGATTGTGGTGAATCACTACAATATTTATTTTTGAAAACAGCAAGTAATCCAGCTGGTAGTGATGTTATTTCTAATAGTATTATGTTAACTGGTAATGGAGTTAGTGAACTTTACATACCAGGCAGTACAACTATTAAAAGATATAATGTAAGAGCTAATGCAGCTGCTGGATCATCAACAGGTGCTTTAACACAAGGAGTAATGAGATTACAACCTACATTAACTGTAACTGGAGGAACTGGAACGGCTACTACATATGTAAGTTTACAATATAGAACAATAAATCCAACTGGTTCTTGGACAAACGCAACTGATACAGCAGGTAACACTATTGAATACAACCAACAATTATCGGCTAGCAGCGGTTTTCCTATGTCAGTTACTTATGATGTAGATGCTGTAGGTGAATATAGAATATTTAACAACAGAGTTGGCGGTGAACCTTGTGGTGGTGCTGGTGCAGCAAACTTTAAAGTAGTATTTGGAGATGCTACTTATGGTAATAGCAACTGTAGCGCTGGACCATTGTAATAATTAATAAAAACAAGTAATACTAATAATATGCCTGTAACTCTAGAAATATCATATTTTAACTCATTTTATATGAAGAAGTTGCAAAACTCTGACCCAGGCAGTGTGATAGTTGGTGTTGGTAATCCAGCTACTAACCCACAATGGCCAGGACCCACAGCAGATCAAGATCAAGATTGGTATATAGAAGAGTCTAGAATTAGAGGTGGTTATAATAATACTAGTGTAGATTTTG